CGCGTACGCCCGGAGACACGCCGTTACTGGTGTACTTAAGCGAGTGCCATCTTTGAAGATAGTGTACCAGTCCTTCTCCAATGAATTGCTTATCAGCGTTCATCTCCATGCCTAACTCACGGACCACACTCTCGACCTCTTCGATGTTCGGAAAGGTATCAAAGGAGTAAATCCCGTCGTCACCCAGGATCTCCAAATCCTCTAACTCAACACCAAGGGACACCGATACATATTCCATTACAAGCAAATGAATAATCGTACCGATCCAGTTGGTAAAACCCAACCCCGAGGCGATGCCATGTTCGCCTGTCCAAATCTCGTCTGGTACGAGAAGAGGTATCTCGGTAAAGACCTCAAGTAATGAGTCAAGTGTGCGTTCCTCACTAGTCTGAAAGAACTCCATTGTTAGTTCGAATGCTGCGACGATCATGTCAGTGGGCACAGACTCATCAAAAGAAGAAAAGTCACCAGAAAGCAATAAATCGCCATTAGCGCTTTTCATAACTCGTGACACTGCAATGTCCACGTCGTCGGGTGTACCCCATCCTGCAAATCCAGGAGAACGAGCAAGTAGGTCCAGTAGAGGACGCAAATACATGAGCTCAATCAGTATGTAGGAATGAGGAGTCATCCAAACTAGACGCTGCTTCGGAGGCAAAGCTTCACCAGCGCTTTGTCCTCTGAATCCTGCTACTGCAGGAAGAGCGTCACTAGCTCCAAAAGTTCCTGAACCCAGAAGGTCTCTTGCGAGATTCCCATGGGCTTCAAAACTATCAGTGCCAGAACGGAAGAAAGGAGCACCCCAATTAGTACTTTTCTCTGCCGCTTCGATAGTGTTTTCCAAACTCTTCGGACGGAGCCTTCCCATAGGCTGTAGACGATTTCGGACTTTATCGTACGCTTGCCGAAGCCTGATGGGATCAACTGTGAGTTCTCTGTTGTGGTATGTACCTTTTGCTCCGTCTTCTCTTTCACTCCAGGGGAGCATCGTCGAAAACGCCCCAACCTTAGAGATAGCGTCGTTCTCGAATTCATCAAGAGACGGAATCCCAGTCGAAGGAACTTCATCCTGCCACCTCCTTATAATGTCTAACCTGTCGTCGCCATCCCAAAGTGGTGAGCGGATATCGCTGGGATCTCCTGATTTCATCTTTTCGAACCAGCGGGACAACCATTCTCGAGCGTCATCAGAGAATGACGAGTCATCGATATTGTTGTGCGTCTGGATAAGCATATATTACTTCCTCAGATGTTTTCCCTCGCCGAGGCCATAGATAATGCGTTCCCTACATTCAGCGTCAGTTTCTGATTTCTTGCATTGAAATCGAGTCACATAATCGAATGAGCGTCCATCATTAAGAGTGACACCGGCGAGGGATTGGATATCAGTAGACGTTAAACCGAGGCGTCGTACTGCATTACTTCCTGATCCTCGTTCACCACGAGATCTGACAGTTGCGGCAGGTTCAGGGCCAACAGGGCCGCCTCGATCTCCAGTGAAGAGTGGCCCACTGAAGCCAACTGGTTCACGAGGTCTCGGGCCAAGCGTGTCTTCGAGTCCCGAGGTAACCTGTCGATTTCCGGCTTGAATGTCATCAGCCGTCTCCTTTGGTTCTATTTCTAACTTGGGCTCTACTGGAAGACCTCCACGTTGTTTTCGGCGTTGAGGATCAAGCAGAAGAGTAGCTTCTTGCTCCGTCCGTCCAATAGTTGAATCTCGGTAAACACGAGGTACAAAATCGGATTTCATAGTCTGAAACTTCTCTGCCAACCAATCTGCTGGGGGTACGCGTGAAGAACCATCATCGCCTAGTCTACGTGCATGCTGGCTGTCAATCGCACCTCGATACGAATCGGAACGACCTGTTCCAGCAGCGGCACTAAGCATCCCAGAAATAGTGGGTTCACCGACGCCATACCATCCACCAACGTGTAACTTACTCAATTTCTTGAGTTGTACCCACCTCTTATAAGCTTCGTCATCATCAATGATATCATACATATCAGGAATGTTTTCCCTATTGTAATGTTCAATGAATCCTCCGAGACTTTCAACTTGCGGAGCGATCTCGTCTTTATCTGCTTGGTCAAAACCAGCGAATGGTCTGATTTCAGCAGCACCAGGAACCAGCTTGATCATTGCTTCCAC